CCCGGCGCATACAGCTCGGCGGTTTTGATCAGGCGGGATTCGAGGTCAATAGCGCATCGCATAATCGAGCCTATGTTCACCGGCGCCCGGAGCTTCGCAGATTATCCGGACACCGCCAAACATAAGCTCAGGCCATTATGCGAAGCGCCCAATCCATCCAATGATCCTGGGTACGATCATCGCGATTACGACACCGACAAGGACGCCTGCGGTGAACGCCTGACGGCGGTGGTTTTTGAGGGCCAGAAGATAGCGTGCATGGAGAGTCACCGAAATGCACGGCTCTGTCAGGTATGCGTCGTCATTTGCGGGCGGTTTCATCGGCGGCATCCATGCGTTTGGAATGCCAGATGATATGCGTACTGCGGCCTTGGCGGAAACCGGGTCCCGTCCGCAAGCGGACTCCCCCCAGTTATCCGCCTACGGCCTTGTCTGGGGTCTTGCTGGCAAGCGATACGGTCGGTAGCGCGGATATGACATAGCCGAGGTCGTAACCCTTGTATTCGAGCGCGATGACGGTCGGTGACTCGTAGGTGATCGTGTAGCCAGCGTCAGTCAGGTCGCGGAACGAGACCTGCCGGATCGGCTGGCCATTCTGTGTGACGGTCAGGTATCCGGCGAGATACGGGCGCAAATTGCCGTCCTGGTCTGCGCGGTCGCCCTTCATGACTGCGGACAGAAAAAGCTGGTAGCCCTGATACGGGTGTATCTGCTGCTCAGGTCCGCGAGGCTGAGCAACTTCAGCAGGCGGCGCCGAGGGTTCTTGCTGCGCCTGAGCAACCGGCGCAGGCTCCGGCCGTTTGACTGGCGGAGGTTGCTTGCCGGTGTCGCGGTTGAGGTTCCAGACGATCATGCAGGCCGCAATCGTGAACATGATGGCCGCGCCCTTGAACGGCCAGCGCTTCCAAATCGGAACAATGTCATTTGCTTCCAGCTCGGCGGCTGCGGCTGACGATCGCGTATGGCTTTTCCAGAATCCGAAGTAGGTTTTCTCATACTGGCGGATCGAGGTGTTGACGACCTCGCCGCGCAGCCCATCCTGAACCTTCCGGATGTAGCGGTCATTAGTGCCGAACGCGGTCGCCTTCTTGCAGCGATAGACAACCTGGACGAGATCGCGGATAGCTCGGTTGATCTTGCCGTAACTCTGAGTGATCAACAGGACGTCAGCGCCTTCGTGACGGTGCAGTGAGTACCATTCTTCGACCTCGACAGGCGTACCGCGTACCGGCAAGGCCAAATGGCATTCGTCGATGATGTAGAGAGGGCCTGTACCGGTTTCCTCCTGGCGCCATGGGTCACCGTAGTGGCTGACCTGGCTGAAGGGACGAACGAGGCGGCTACCCTCCTCCCTGGTCTTCGGATCGGTGTAGCGCTCGGTATACGGCTCGCGTATCTCGATCAGGTGGCAGTACTCAGGGAAATAAGTCTGGAACTTCTCCATCACCAAGGCGAGGTTGGTGATGACCTTGCGCCCTTGCTTGAGCGCCGGAATCAGGTGGAAGACAACGGCTTCGTGTGACTTACCGCCGCCAGGCTGACCAAGCATCAGGTTAATCATCAGGAACCCCAGCGAACGAACGGAACGGTTTGAAGGATGAATCGGATCACCAGGGCAGCAACGATGATGGTGATGGCCTGGGTAACTCCAATTGCGCCCAACATCTGGCCAACCTCAGGCGGGATCATTGAGTAATACGTCTGAGGATCGAACGGGATGTTTATTGCGTTTAGCGCTGTTGCGGCCACGGACAGCATGCCATCCACGAACCAGCAGCCGAGGTCAGTGGCCATGTTCCAGATGTCCTTAAATATCTGCGTGAAGACAGACAGGAACCACTTAGCGAAGCCAACGATCTTGGCTAGCAGCGCTGTAAAGAAGTTACCGATGGCAGCCATATCAACCCCCGAACGTAATAGCACGCGCCGTGAATAGCGCAGTAACAAGCATGATGACTTTTATGAAGTCGAAGACATAACAGAGGTTAACGAATGGAACATTGCCGTAACTTGCCCAACTGGCGATGTTGAACGACATAGACCAGGACGGACACGATCCAGAGAACTGGGGAATGAACGACTGGAGAAAAGACATAAACTGGCTGTTATCGAATTTCGACTGGGCATCCTGCCAGACCCCTTCGAGACCTTCTGGATACTTCTGCTGGTAGAACGGCTCGACTGGCGGAAACTCGCTATCAGTAAAGTTTATATCCTGCTCTTCTTCTTCGCGTGGCTGTTCGGTTTCAGCCTCAGTTTCCGTAGTTGTTTCCGTGGTTCCGTCTGGCTTGGTGACAATCGTTGTTTTCGTCTTGCGGTAATCGTAGTAATTATCGCCGTATGTAATGTCGATCCTGGTATTTCCCGTTGTCGTAGTAGTGCCGGCTGGGGATGTAGTAGTACTGGTCGGACCCTGCTCAGTGACACTGGATGGACCTTCGAGCTTGACGCTATCGCGGAGGGACTCGTAACAGGCCTGCGGGTTTAGGCCGCCTTCACAATGCTCGCGCAAACGCTCTTTAAGCCACTCGGAGTCCTTCGCATTGGCTGCGGCCTCCATTAGATCGAAGTCGGCATCAGTTGCGGGTCGATATCCGCCAGCAGCGACGCAGCCTTTAATATTGTCATCATAGACTGATCCATCGGGACACGAACTGCCGTGCCTAATAACGTCGTTACGCCGCGCAGATGAACCACCACTAGAAACGTAGTAACACTCATAAGACAACGCATCGCCTGGAACAACAGCTCCAAGCCTCGCGGCGGGGTTCGCGGTTCCACCCCTACAGGCTTCAATCGCCGTCAAATACTGCTTTCCTGAGCCACCAGAATAAAGCCAAAAGTACCCACCTGGGACCGGATCAACACCTACATACGGAACCATGACTTGGCCGCCTTCAATAATTGCGTCAACGGCATCAAGCATATATTGCAGACCAATGCCAATTGCGGCTCCGGCGATTCCTCCGCGTAGCTGGCCGCTCATACCTTTTAAAGTACGGGGAATCGAATAGTCATATGTCGGTTTAATTGGCAGCTTAGTGCCCTTAGACCCGCCACCATATGAAGAAGGAATATATTCTGTCTTGCCATCGCCTGGAACATGCAGTCTGTCACCGCTCCTAGACGAACCGTTACCAGAGCCGATCACTTGACCATCTGAGGGCATCGAAACTTGCTTGCGAGTTGCCGCATGGGCATGGCCGATTGAGAGTACGACCAGGAGGGTTAGAACCGCTGATTTACTCCAGTAATGAATGCCCATCCACCGAATACTCCGCCAATGAAGACGAGCGAATAGGCAAGCATTGCCAAGTCCGCTGCGGTAAGTGCTATTTGCGCTTCTTCCATAATGAATGAAGGGGCCGAAGCCCCTCCTCCGAAGAGGCCGTTAGGCCTTACGAACGCCGCGCTTGCCGAGGTCGATGCCTTTGAAAGCCATGGCAATACCGATGATGACGACGCCAGTAGTGCCAACCCAGGTAGCCACGGTAGCCAAGTCTACAGCTGCGAAAATTTCGGTCATGTTTGTTACTCCTTACAGTTTGCGAATGACGCCGAGAGCGACGCCGAGGGTTATTCCCAGGCCCCAACAGGTGACCGTGAGAAAGAATCCAGCGGAAAACACCGTAGTTACGCACTCGGCGGTAAGTTGTGCGGTGCAATCCACTGTTTTGTTACTCCGTTACTTCTGAATTACAAAAAGCGCAAAGGGTGCCGCCTTCAGGATCGTCAACAACAGCGAACTCCGATCCATCTGAATCTTCATCAAACTCGTCACCGCATTCGTCGCAGACGAAGGTGTCCATTAGTTACCGCCAGCTACAGCAGCAGGACGCGGTTGTACGCGCTGAACTGGTAAAGGCAGGCCATCATCAGAGAGCCAGAGGTCCATGCCGAAAGCGGTGCCGGTTTTGGACTTCCACGCTTTGGCATATACCGGAACAGCAACTTGCTGGCCGATGTACTTCTTGTAGGCGTTTTCAATGCCTGAATCGAGTTGGCGCTTGGAGACTTTCAGACCGATAGATTGCTCAGTCTCTTGGCCGAATTGGTCACGACCAGGTGCGGTAAGCACAAGGTAGTGTTCGATGATGCCGTTTTGCTTTTCTTTCGAAGTGACGCCTTTGCAAAGGCCCATTTGTACCAGCATGATAAATACCTCGGTTATGAACGGGCCCAGCGCCCGAGAAAGTGAATTGCCAACAGTCCGCACATAGTGACGACCAGGACGTTAAGGGTTGCGGGGATCATGAAAAAAGCCCGGTGCGCTTATGCGCTTGAAACCAACCGCGTTCGTATTCGTTGTAGTCGTAACTGCAAAGCAGATACGGGTTGCAATAAATGCGGCGTGGCCGGTAATCACGAAAGCCGCGCAGATATGCCCAGGACAACATCATGCAGCCTCCACCGATGGCTCAACATACCAACCAGGACGTTGAGCGCTGAAGTCAACTTGCAGAAAGCGCAGGATCGGAACAACGTTGTTCTTCTGGTCATCCATCTTCAGCTTCTGAAGTGCAGCCTTCGAAAGTCCGCATTCGCAAATATCACGAACATGGTTGTAGAAACTGGCACGATTCATAGATGCCATGGTTTCTTCCCAGCCGTACTCTTTCAGGCTGCGATATGTGCGAAACAAATTGAGCGCATAGGCCTCGGACAATTTCCCGGACTTCGTTTCTTTGGTCCACCGGGCTTTAAGTGCGGCCAGCACTTTGTCATCGTTAATTACTCGCATGGAGATACCTTCAAAGGCCGCAAACAGTTCTTTAGTTACTTGTTCCCAACACCACTGAATAAAACAACTCCCCTGCTCTTCCAGTCGTTCCTGGTAGTCGCAAAGGGCCCATAGATTCGTCGGGATGTTTCTGCGTTCGAGCCAGCGGTGCATAACAGTGGCTTCGAGACGAAGGAGGTTTTCGGCCCACTCCTGGAGCGCGGGGTTCTGGAGAACCGCGAGCAGCCGGTGGGCTGCGAACGCTTGGGAAGGAACGAAATTAGCGCCGCCGTAGGCTCTCGCGGCCTTGATGGCGTCATCGAGCTGGCGGCGAAACTCAGGGCCCTTGAGATACGCCTTGAGCTTGCGCAGGCGGGTTTCCTTGGAGCCCCAATAAGCCGTGGTTTCGTAGTCGTCTCCACGATTGCGGGTCTGGCCGTTGCTAACGCCGCGAAGCGCCTGGACAAGCTGTAACGCGGTGCGCTGATCGGGCAGACGGGCGGAATAGGTGCAGTCGATCCCGTATACCTCGGCGGCCTGCCAGTCCAGCAAGGCCCACAGCTTCGGATATGAGCCGGCAAGCCACTTCAACATCACCTCCCCGCCCTTCCGGATCGAGGTAGGCCCGAAGACGTTGTGCCCCTGGAGCAGCTTCGCAGGGCTGGCTTTCAGCTCGACGCCGGGCTGTAGGCGCTTGCCGAGCGACTGGTGAAAGACCTTGAACGCCAACGGCGTAAAGCCGGTGGAGAGAGATTCCCAAGCGTGGCTAATGTCCTCGACCTGATAACCGCCCTTCCCGTCCGACAGGACGCTGGTAGCACGGAGCGGAACGCCCAGGGCTTCCAGATCAACCATAAGCAGTTCGTTGCCGCGCTTACCGGTGCTGGTAGCGATGGCATCGACCCGGAACGGTACGAAAAGGTGGATTTTGTCGAGCATGAGTGCGTGCACACAAATAACATTTGCGGCGATTGTTAACCGGGGAACCCGCACACGTCAACGCATATCACATGCACACATGTAAGATTGTGGAGATGCCTACGTGAGTAATAGCAATATGCCTACAAATCTACGACTGACAGCCGATGAGCAGGACGCTCTGAGGAAAAAGGCTATAGAAATCAATAAGTTGCTGGTTAAGCAAGGTATGCAGCCTTTGCGCGACAGCGAACTGGCACACAAAATACTAGAGAAATCAATTAGTTACGCTGAGGTAACAGCATCAGGCGAAATCGTTCTGATGATTGAGTGACAGGAATACGGCGGAGAGAGAAACACCCTCAAAAGTCTAACCGTTAGACAAGAGTCCACCATTAGAGATGGTGGACCCGGCTGCGCCGGTGAAGCCAAAGCGCGGCGGAACCACTGCAACTTCGTGACCTAACCGTCAGCGGTGCTGATGATCCTGGGAGAGCGGCAGAGAGAAGCCGAGGAGCGGTTGCTTTTGGGCAGATCGGGGCGCGGGTTGAGGTAGTGGCGGGACAACGGGAAGAAGATCGCGAGAAGCCTCCAGAGGGCCATACAGGCCGCTGGGGGCTTTTTTTGTGGGTCGATGGTTGCGGCCCCTTCGGGGGTATCGTCGCAAGCGCTATGTGGCACGACAGGAGGCGGTGCAGGCGACTAATCGCCGCGAGCGGCGAGATCGAGGCCAGCAGGACAGGTCAGAGCAGGTTGATTCGCTCAGCGATCTGCCGCAACTCATGCAGAACAGCATCGAGCTGGGCACCTTCGTCGTCGAGCTGGGCAACACGCTTTCTCAGATCGCGGACCTCAGCGACCAGTCGGGGGTAGTCGTCGAGAATCCACGTTATGGCGTCGGAACCCTTGCGGCCCGGCGCATACAGCTCGGCGGTTTTGATCAGGCGGGATTCGAGGTCAATAGCGCATCGCATAATCGAGCCTATGTTCACCGGCGCCCGGAGCTTCGCAGATTATCCGGACACCGCCAAACATAAGCTCAGGCCATTATGCGAAAAAGCGGAGGGTAGTCAGGGCTGTACGCGATCCGCAGCTGCTCGGCACGATGCTGACGCGCCGCACGAAGCTGGTTGGCGTGGTGCTCAAGCCAGACTGACCGGAACGCGATCCGAAGGCAGGATTCGCGGTCAAGGATCATCCACGGCGCAATGATCGGCCAGACGGCCAGCTTGAACAGGAACGCACCAAGGCGCTTGCGCATCGGCACATGCTCAGGCAGCGGCGGCAGATAACGGCCCTTGAGGTGCCAGCCGCTGAGCATCGTGTAAGAAGCGCGCATATCAACAGGACCGTTGGCCAAGT